GGCATCATTAGCTTGTTGTTTCACATAATCCATTAGATGATCGTAATCATCATAATGTAAATATGCTTCACGTTGAAAACCTAACAACTTTTCATTTATCAATTCAACATCACGTATAGGGTTCTTAATATAATTTAAGGTTGATTTCATGGAATTAAGATCTAAAGGTCCTACGATACGATTTATTACAGGATAGAAATAGAAACCACGTTTTAAGAACGTGACCTGTTCAATTGTGGAACATTGATTATCCTCTGTCCAGGGTTGCTTATCAGCTCTTGTCACTACCAATCCTATACCAGCCAGAATATCTCTGATTGATATGGGATTGTAAAATGAAATAGCACGAGGATGTATTGAAAGTAATACATCATCTCCATAAACAGCATAAGCAACAGTGGTCAGAAAATTATCAATTTTAGGTGTGAGACTAGTAAATTTTGTTTTAAAAGATTTATAAAAGGCATAAGCAAGGTAACATATATTGATTATTGAATTAAAATGAGCTGTGATTCCACAACCTGATGGATTCCCATGAGTTGTCAAATACGTTTTATTTCTACTAACTATAACTGTGTGTATTAATGTTTCAAAAGAGTAATCTATAAAATCGTCAAATTCATGTTTTGTTAAATCAGTTCCAAACATGTTATTAAAAGCGGTGTAATCACGACAACAAAACTTTTTATAAATTTCAATGCACTTTCTCTGGAAGGAGGCAGGCATTGATTTATCAAAACCTTTGTAATCGAGATCACTTACATTGATACTGGACATTAAATTCATTTTTTGAGCTAATTGGGACCATTCATTTGAAAAAGGGTTGACACCTACCATAATACCATTCTTCATCCTATTCTCCATTGTTTTTGCCAATAAAGAACCAGTTAAAAAACGGAATGTGACGGTGAGTGTCAAGGGACCTGCATAAAAAACTCGGGGATCTTTATCAACTTTTAACAATTCATCTTTGAGACAGGCATGATAAATAGTAGTATCATCTAAATTTCCATTTCTGAATGTTTTAATCATTTTTCGCATTTCATCTTTCAATGGATCACGAATCTTACCATTTTCATAATCTAAAAATTCTTTCTTAGATGCTCTCAAAGTTAAACCACAGGATGTTTTTGGATCTATGCGATTAAGCATATCATTTCCTAAAACAAGTTCATGCTCTGTTAAAGTGGTTCCAGAATATCCGTGGCCAGTGTAATCAAAAGGTGCAAGCACACTCTCTACTACACCACCAGCATATTCTAGAGCCTCTA